GTAATAAACTGTCCATGATGTGGTTACCGGCGTGAACGAAGGAGTGTGTCCAGCCAAAGCTGCGAAAGACTTTCCGCGGATCTTTAATAACCTCTCCAGACGGAGCGAAGGTCATACCGCAGAAATGCGCATGCCCTGGATGCGGCACTTCGTGTATCTCAACTAACATACCTGACTTTGCGTAGTCTTCAGCTGTTAGTTCGACGTCGGTCGCGATCAAACCATCATCACCTTCGAATAGCCCATCGAAGTGACCATGCTTTTCGAGAATCCTGAACCATACAGCGGTGAGATTCTCGAACCCGTTACCACTCGAGGTACACATATCACCTGACATGCGTCTGGCTTCAACATCTAAGAATATGCGTAACATAATCATCTTCAGACGATTAACACCAGTTAAAACGCGGGTGATGTATCGAGCATCCTCGAGGAACCAAAAAAGAATGAAGGTATAAGCATGGCATTCACACACTAACATCAACGCACGTATCATGGCGGCTTCAAACGACTTAAAGTCATTCTCGTAATATCTCCAACCAGATCGATATAACGAGTTAACGACACGGGCACGATCATGCATGGGTACTTTCTTGATAAACCATCGAAGCTTGAAAATCTCTTCATCGATGGCATGGAAGAACCGTCCAGCATAAGCTTTGAATCGATCGCAACGAGAGTTAATCCAGCGACCCTCTTTGATAGTATCGTAAGATTCAAGTTTAATAAAGGACTTACAGATCTTGGACACGCTGAACGGTGGACGACCAAAGTGATCTAGCTCTGCAGCGGCGCGCAACTGCGCCCGACGCTGCAGAGAGTAAGGAGTTTGTGCCAACCACTCGTCAAAAGTGGGAACTGACTGAACCGGGTGGAGGTACGTGACGCAAAACCAATCAACGAAGTCACCAAATCGCTCATAATAACCGGGCTCCGCAGTAGGTAAGTCGCGCAGCAAGCGGCGCTGGAGACCGCGACATATGGAAATCGGATCATGACGATCGATGCTGATCGGAGGAAAGGAATCGACAGCACCCCAGTTGAGACGCCTAAAGTTAACGCTAGGGTGCTTCCGGTTATTAGGCAAAACCAACTTAGTGGCTCGATGGTGAAGAAGTGATGATGAAGGAGGTTCCGGTAAGAGATCACCTGGTCGCATCCCGACTGCATAGCACTTTGTCGCAGGATGTTGCGTTGCCTGGCCAAGGTGTTCAAGTCGTCTACATACGACTGAGGACTCCGGGCTACGTCGAGATCGGGATGCGCAACTTGAAAACCCTTCTGTAGACACGATACACCGATAGAAAGAAACTCTGTCCCAGGTAGCAAACGATCTACCTCTCTAGCTGCAATGGGAAAGGAAG